CCCATGAAATGTTCTTACTTTCAGTCTTTTCTTTAGGGTCTGGATATCCCGGACCAAAGCGTGTATACTTTGTAGGAGGCAAGACCTCGACTGTAATATTTCTTTCACCGAATGGTCCTGCCCAGATATCAGCATTAATCGCACGCGACTTACCCTCCTTCATGCAATAAGCGCTAAATACTTCTTTGAAAAATGGAAGTGGGCACTTCTTCTTAGGATCTATCTCCACCTGTGCAGAATTCAAGAAGCTGAGTAGGGGACTGCACGCGGATTCAATCTGCTGTTTTACGCGTTCGAAGTACGGTGGAACAATACTCCAAATTGTTTCATCCTTGTATTTTTGAGCTACTTCTAGATACGCTCGCACACACTTTTGCAGGATGATAGGCAGTTCCTTTTCCAACTTCTGATCAAGTGTGGGGTCCGCCTCTTTCACCTTCTTTGTAAAGTCGAGTGTAAGTACACGTCGGAGAATACTACCAGAGTTGTCTCGCCATCCGGGTACTTCATTGCCTCCTAAGATACCGGGCGTTTTCCACTCAATAGATTTAGCCTTCTCATGCTTTACTGCAATAGACACGTCTTCACCGCTGACGATAGACTGGAACTCAGCTTGCTCGAGAGCTAGATCACCCTTGATTTCGGGTGCAATGAACAAGAATGCATCGTAAATAGAAGAGAGACCAAACTTACGTTCAACATTATTCGAGAGAGTGCGGACATCTTCCGTGTTATAAAATTTTCGGAAAACCTTTGTAATAAGTGTCGATTTACCCGATTGGGCTACACCCTTCAAAAATGGAATACATTGCCATTTATCAATCTCGTTAACATCGAAACACAAACGTCCTCCTAGAACGCATACCCATTCTCTTACATCTTTATCAAAGCCCTGATAGGTCAGCACAGAATCAAAATGGGGTGTCGGAATATCACGCCAGTCGACAGCGCTATAATCGGGAAAGTCTTGTTCAAAATATTTGCAACTCACTACGGTCTGATCAAGCGCCTTAAATTCAGGGGAATCGTATGTATAAAACGAAGCCCTATACATGGTATTTTCTTCGTCAGAATGTTCAGGGTCAAACTCCTTACCGATGAAAATACCATTGGTAAACGACCAGACATGGCGGTCCTTTTTAATATCTTGAAACTGCATATCTTTCGTGTTAGTGAGATGGCGAATAACATCATTATGGGTAGAAGGGCGCATAGTAAGATTCTTCCATAGTTCGAACATACGTTCCTTTTTGCCTACACCATACACGTAGTCCTGGATCGTTTCCACGACCTTCCATGCACGGGTAGATGCGCCTTCTTTCGTCATGATCTGTTTGCAGCAGTGACCTTTGTATCTCTTAAGCTCACGTTCGTAGAGATCCTTGAGTACAGTGAGACAGGCCTGTTGATAGGGGATAAGTTCTTCGACATTCTTCATCGTAGAAGTCCTGAAAATAGAAGGGTCGGATTCAGGGTTTATTGGAACATATGTAGGGTTGTTTACCCTATCGCTGATGCGAGCATTACGGAATACAATCTGCCAGGCATCCTCAACTTGATCGATCAGACGGTTAATACGAACAGATGTTTTCATATCATCGTCGTCTTCTAGATCCATGATACCCAGTGCATCCGCTCGGTGGTATAGTTCACACAAACGGTCATGCATTCTCATGTGTTTAGCCGAAATCTTCTCCAAGTCTATGGAGATGGGTAGGCCGTCATCACTTAGCTCGTCTTTCGTAAAAAAATTCAAATAACCGACATGATAAGACATATATTTATCGTTTTTTTCGGTGAGTTTCCACATATGTTCTAATTGTAGGAGCATGTCCATGACCTGATCAGGGGAAAAATTTTGAATGTGGTTGGACCACAGGGCACTATTAGCGTCGTCGTAGTTAGCCGCCTCACCGATGAAGTGAATTGGCTCCGACATTTATTTATTTATATAGTAAGGCCTCATTTTTCTAAGCCTCATTTTTCTTCTGAAGAGAATTGAGAAGTTTGATTAAAATTTTGTTTTGTATTTCCATCTGGCGAGCCATCTGAACTAGAGCCGAACATACGGTATCACCTTCGGGGGTCGACAGCGTAGAGGCTAACAGTCCTTCGAGTGCAGATAAGTTGTCTGAATAATCAGACGCCTGGGATCCGTCATCGAAATTGTCGAGATCGATATCCTCGACCTCATCGCTCTGAGACTGGGGGTCTGCGACGGCTTCATCGGTAGATTCGGAACGGGGTGTAGGAGAACGACCACGGGAGGACATTGTAATTTATGTTCAGGAAAAATGATGTGCGAAATTTCGCACATCACCCAAAATTATTTTCTTTGTATATAGTACAACTACTCTCAAAATGGCTGGCGGTCTTATGCAACTCGTGGCATACGGCGCCCAAGATGTCTATCTCACTGGTAACCCCAAGGTAACTTTCTTCCAGGCGGTCTATCGTCGTCACACTAACTTCGCTATGGAGACTATCGAGCAGACTGTTAACGGTACCCCCGCTGACTCTGGCCGCGTCTCTGTCACTATTGCCCGCAACGGTGATCTCGTTGGCGACATGTACGTCGAGCTCAAGGCTAAGAGCACCATTATCCCCACCTCCGTCGTCGCGGCTGGCAACTCCGATGATGATAACTGGGCTGCCGAGCGTGCTATCAAGGATGTTGAGCTTTCCATTGGTGGTCAGCGCATCGACAAGCACTACCAGCGCTGGTGGCGCCTCTACTCCGAGCTTTACCTCGACGAGTCGAAGAAGCTCACTTGGGGTAAGATGACCACCCCCTCTGTTGACGGCGGTAAGATGTACCTCCCTCTCATTTTCTTCTTTAACAGGAACCACGGTCTCGCTCTTCCTTTAATCAGCCTTCAGTATCACGAGTGCAGGCTCGATTTTGACCTCTCGTCCGAATTCTCCAAGTACTCCGACAACTCCACCTTCAAGGTCTGGGCCAACTACATCTACCTCGACACCGAGGAACGTCGCCGCTTCGCCCAGAAGGGTCACGAGTACCTCATCGAGCAGGTTCAGCACACTGGCTCCGATGCCCTTGCCGCTGCTGGCTCCACCAAGCAGATCCGCCTCTCGTACAACCACCCGGTCAAGGAGCTCGTCTTCTGCGCTGACCGTGGTTCCGTCGCTCGTTCCAACCTTTGGAACTTCACCTCCGCGGTCGACACTGTTGTGTCTTCCGCTGGCGCCGGCGGTCTCCAGTCCGGTGCTACCACCCTCGTCGCACCCTCCACCTGTGGTGCCCCTCTCCTCAAGCTCGGCGACGAGGCGGCCGATGGTTCTGATGTCTGGACTGAGGAGGGTCACGGCCCCATCGACACCTTCAAGCTTGTCCTCAACGGTCAGGATCGCATGAAGGAGCAGGACGGTAAGTACTTCAACCAGGTGCAGCCCTTCCAGCACCACACTGGTTCCCCCGTGCCCGGTGTGTACGCGTACTCCTTCGCGCTCAAGCCCGAGGAGCATCAACCGACCGGTACCTGCAACTTCTCCCGCATCGATAACGCTCAGGTCGCGATCAAGACCAAGGCTGGTGCCACCGCGCAGAACCTTAACATGTTCGCCGTCAACTACAACGTCCTCCGTATCCAATCTGGTATGGGCGGCCTCGCGTTCTCCAACTAAATACTCATACGAAGTATTTGCAAAATATCAAAAAATTCACTTTTAAAAGTTGTTTGCACACACTTTTTAAAAATGAAGGTTCTTTACTTTTTGACTCCCCCTCGTTTTTGTAACGCTTTTTTTGGTCTTATTTTCGCAAGGTGTCCGACCGGTCAGCTTCAATCGAACGTACACGAAACATTTTCATCATCCCACTCGTCTACATTGTTACACGAAATTTCACCCCCAAACAGTTCATACACCCATGACCCATCTACAAGTTCATCTTCAATAAGCTTATTTTTCAGTTGTTTAAGTTCAAGCATGTTAACAGACAGGAGTTCTTTCGAGCGCTTGTAACACTCATCTACGAGATCGTTAATCTCCTTATCGACAATCAGTGAAGCCGCGGGTGACAGGTTTCGGTAATCGAAGTTGTTTTCACCTAGACCATACGTAGTAACCATATCCCGGGCGACCTTATACACTTGTGCGTAGTCAGACGAGGCTCCCGTGGTGATATTATCAGGTCCAAAGATGAGCTCTTCAGCTGCACGCCCACCCAGAGCTACGATCATTTGATTCTTGAGATACCGTTTCGTGTATAGAGCCGATTCTGCATCCTCTTCCGAAGGCTGGAAGAAGGTCACACCACCGGCTGCACCTCTAGGAATGATGGAAACTTTACGCACGCGATCGTAACCAGGAATGACCGCACCCGTGATTGCATGTCCCGCCTCATGGAAAGCGATAACATCCTTCTTGTGACCAGTGAAAACTGTATCACCCTTTGCCCCTACGATCAGTCTCTGGTACACGTCATCCACGATACCTTCTGTGATGGTACCATCTCCATCTCTCACGGCACGAATTGCACACTCGTTTAAGAGGTTGGCGAGTTCGGCGCCTGAAAACCCGGTGGTTTGTCTCGCAAGATTTCCAAGGCTCACATTCTTATCGAGCTTCTTACCCCGAGCGTGAACTCCGAGAATCTTTTTACGACCTCTGACACTAGGCAAAGCGACTTGAATCTTACGATCAAACCTACCAGGACGAAGGAGTGCTTCATCTAAAATGTCACTTCGATTGGTAGCTGCGATGACGACAATACCGGTGTTTTCATCAAAACCATCCATCTCAGTAAGAAGTTGGTTGATCGTCTGTTCGCGTTCATCGTTACCAGGCATGGGTCCAGCTGCACGCTTCTTACCTACAGCATCGATCTCATCGATGAAAACGATACAGGGTTGGTTCTCCCGAGCCTGTTCAAAGAGCTCTCGTACACGTTTAGCACCCACACCCACGAACATTTCGACGAAGCTCGCCGCCGAACATTGGATGAAAGGAACACTCGATTCACCCGCGATAGCTCGTGCAAGGAGTGTTTTACCAGTTCCAGGTAATCCCGAGAGAAGAGCGCCACGAGGAATCTTGGCCCCACTACCCGAATATCGAAGGGGATTCTTGAGAAAGTCGACGATCTCTTCCAGTTCATACTTGGCAGAGTCGATACCTTCAACGTCGGTGAATCGTGTCTCTACATTTTCTTCCATGGCGAAGTCTGCCGATTTAAGAAAGGGGTTAGGCATACCCATTCCTCCACCATCCTTGTTTCCAAAAAAGGCGCGGAACATGGCGAAGGCATACAAGAGAAAAAATCCCACGATCACATTTTCTGCGAGATTTTGTGGCTGTGCGGTGTCTATGTTTACGTTTGCACCACTGTCGATCAGTTTCTCCCAAAACATATCAGATTGAACGATGGCCACATCACCATAATCTCCGTTCTCTTCCATGAAGACGGCTTGATTCTTCGCGGGTCGCACGAGTACTTGTGGAAGTTCCTTCTTCTCGAGCCCCCTGATAAACTGACTATACGACCTGGGCTTGTATTCAGGCTGTTCCGAATTCTCCACCTTAATATTCGGTGCGCGGAAAATACGCGGTACAGATAAACTCATTACAGGACGCATCTATCTTCTATGGTATGATAAGTTTTAAGCAACTTAAATAAATCCGTACATTATAGATTACGATGACGAGTTCTATCGGCGTAATCGGATTGGGTTCTATCGGAAAAAATCTTGCTCTGAACATTCAAGAGAAGGAGAAGCTGCACGTGTTTAACAAGACACATTCTAAAGTTGTTGCACTCGAAGAACAATCTGAAAATGTATATGGTCACGAATCTATCAGTGACATGGTAAATGCTATGAAGTGGCCACGCGTCATTTTCACAGCTCTTCCCCATGGTCAGGCGACTGACGATACCGTTAGGGTTTTGCTTGAACATATGAAACCCAGTGATACGATCATAGATTGTTCAAACGAACATTACAGGGTTTCGAGAACTCGGGGGTCTAGATGCAAGGCCCACAGGGTAAACTATTTGGGTACAGGGCTTTCGGGTGGAGCCGAAGGTGCTCGCCAGGGACCCGCTCTTATGATAGGGGGTACCAGGTATGCTTATGAGATGAACAAACCATTCTTGTCTAAGATTGCTAAGAGGCATACCTACATGGGCGAGGACTATGGAATTGGGCATTTTACGAAAATGGTTCATAACGGGGTTGAATATGGTATGCTGCAAGCTGTGGCTGATCTATACGCCTATTGTGACCACGACGAAGTTCGTATGCAGAAGAGTTTGGAGCAGGCTATCGGTACTGATATGGATGGATATATCGTGCGATCTGCGCTGAAAGTGCTTGAGAATTATGATTTGAAGAAGATCTCCGACACTGCCGAGATGAACAGTACGGGACTCTGGTGCTCTCAAATTGGTTTGGAATATGAAATTCCTACACCCGTAATTAACTCTGCGGTGAACACCAGAATCACGAGTAAATATGTCAAATCCGTTCGTACGACACAAAATGTGACTACTTCATTTAAACCTTCAATCGCTATGAACACACTGCGATTTACGTTTGCCGCCTCACTTTTAGAGGGATATAGTCTTATGGATACAAGAAATGCCTCAAGAGTCGATGTAGTAAACGCATGGTCGAAAGGTACTATCATCGAGTGCCCGCTCATCGGGGGTGACCTACATACGATTATGGACAAGCATATTCTAGATGCACGCATTTTTGCTTTACATTGTATGACCGCGGGTGTTCCATGTCCGGCTGTTCACGCTGCGATTAACCAGTATGATTTTATCCATCAACATAAAACGTCTATGGCTTTTCTCATGGCGCAACGCAATTATTTTGGACAACATACACTTATTGAAGTTTAAAAGAACAATACGTATATGATGTATGATTAAGAAATTTATCGATTTATTTTTTAAAGTAGAAAAACCTATACTCGGTAGATGGTCACTTAAATCGTGTAGCGAGAACTCAGTTTCCATAAACTCTATTTACCAGAATAGGGATCACTGTGGTGATACCATATGCAAAACACCTAAACGAGCGGATGAATATCCGACTCTACCTAAATCTCATTTTCCGCAAGCACACTTACCTTTCGGGCATTTGCACTTCCCGAAACTCTTGCAGCGAGAACAATAACTGGAAAATATCACAATAAACGCTAACAATAGTAAAGCAAATAGAGACAAATTCATTATATCATTACAAGGGATTTTTTTTCTGTGTTCATACAAATGAAGGTCACACTTAAAAAAAGTCCTAACCCTGAAAAGAAATATAGGGTGACATTTGAAAATGGATCTCATGTAGATTTTGGTGGTGCTGGGTATTCTGATTATACGATCCACAAAGATCCATCGCGTATGAAGAGATATCTCGCACGCCATGGACGTATGGGTGAAACGTGGACTAAAGCTGGTTTAAAAACGGCTGGGTTTTGGTCTAGATGGCTATTGTGGTCCAAGCCGAGTAT